CCAGCATATAGTTGTCAGTGCCATCAATGGTCCGTTTAACGATCACATAAACATCTGCAACCTCAACGCCCACAGCTATAAACTCACCGTCTGTTGTGAACCGGCTTGGGGCAATAACATTCTGGCCGACCAGGATAGAGTAAACCGCCATCGATCCGTCAGTGCCGTTGACCACAAACAGACGATCCGATTCATCCGTAGACGCAGCCCTACGCGCCGCCATGTCCACAGGATCTTTTAGCAAGTGAGAGCTTAGAGCTGATATGTTCTGCACCTGATAGGATGCTGTAGTATCGCCAAACTGGAAGACGTTAATAGATTTACCCTGGCGCTGAATAAAGATTGACGCACCGTTCAGCTCTTCTATTGGAATACCAGACTTTGATCCAAGCCGTGTCTGTGGCCGTACAAAGAAAGTCGAAGGAGTAATTGGCTCATTGGTTCCTTGTAGGATTACAAACTCACCACCGGTTGTGAAGATCCGAAAGTCGTTGCCAGAGAACAAGTTGACAATAGTATTGAGCTGATTGGTGTTGATCGTTGCCTCAACGCTCTCATCGTCAAGTCCAGTACCGGCGTTGAAATCAAAGTAATTGATTACACCAGACCCCCAGATGGTATTTGGCCGAGACTTAGATCCACCAAAATACAACCGGCCCTCATGGAATGCAGCTGACCTGGGCCAACCGCGAGTGCTGGACCAAACATCTTCGTAACCATGTTCGCTTTCCCAGAAACCAGCAGTAACAGCATCGGTATCAAAGAAATCAACCTCTGTAACGGCCTTCATTACCGTGTCAGAAACATACTCTACATACCGAGCGCGACCAAAAGTGCTTGTGACTTGAGCGTATTCACCGACAGCGGCCTCTGCAAATGCAGAAACCTTATAGCCAGTGGTGTTATCGGGAACCGTATCCCATGCGGGGTAGACAGTCAGCACCTTAGTAGAAGCAACATAGTCCTCAACGTGCCGCGTCTGACCTGATCCAGTACCAGAAGTTAAAGTAATAAACATACCGTTTGGCTGATCGTCAGTGGTGTAGCTTGTTGCTGCCTTGAGAGTGATCGTATTTGAACTTCCAGCCTGTGCCGTACCGTTGTCAGTAGTCATTGACGAAGCTGTAATCGTAATGTTTCCAGTTGTGGCGCTGGGCGTGATCGTAAAGTCTGGCTGATGCGTGTCAAAGGCATAAGCATACTGAGGAAGATTTGTCAGAGGCAAGTTCTCTAGCGTCCAGCTTGTGTCACTGTTGCGCACAAGCCTTTTTGTCTGAAGATCCTCATGGCACAGGATAAGCGTATCAACCGCCTGGGTATAGTTAATGTTGTCCAGCATAGCAGTAGTGATATCGGTCGCTGTAATGTAGTCATTACCAGAGCCGTTAATGTTGGTCTGCAATACGCCAGCCTTAAAGACGTAGATCCTTTGAGTGACAAATACCAACAAGTAGCTATCATCAACGCTAAACTCAAAAGGGATTACTTTGAAGTCAGTAAAGCTTGAGCCAAAGTCATGGATGAACTTCGTACCATCCCGGCGCTTGAACCCACCCTGCGGCTGAATGATTACATTCGTAGCTTCCTCAAGAGCGTTCTGATATTGCTGCAAGTCGGTACGAGCGCGGATAAGCGGATCAAGCTCACCAACCGAGAAGTTCGTTTGGAACTGCATAATCCGCATTTTAGTATCTCACATCAATAAGAGAATAATCCTCAATGATCTGCGGCGGCTTACCGCGACTATCTATGTTCATTGCCTCACGCATCAAGCCACCACGGTTTGACTCACCGGGTGAGCCATATGCCAAGGCCCGAAAGTAGTCTGACTTGCTAATCTGATCGGTAATTGTAAAGGCTAACTCAGCAGCCAGTGAGGTGCGGAGAAGGCGCACAAAGTAATTTGGCATTTTGCTTTCATCGATTGTACCTTGGTAGTCGATAAAGACCTTCTCGAAATTTGTGTATAGCTGATCGCCGTAAACTTCCCATCCATACCGGACAGGGTTCTCGCCAATACCAGCGCTTGTAAATAAGGCTAAGACACCAGAGAGCATATCTCCCGGCATCTGATAGGCATACTTCCATTCATCGATAGGAGCAGTAGACAGCCGATTTAGCTGCACCTTTTTAACGCTCCAACTCCATTGATAGTTTGAAAGCAGCGAGTCACGGAGATCTGGATAAAGTCGATCACAAGCCTGGGCTGAGTCAGATCCTTCTGTAAAAGAAGAAATGGGCGAAGCGCCCAACAGTATCAGAGCATCCGAGCAGATCGAGAGTGAAGTATCACCAGCAGCCATAATCGTTCTCCGTAAAGGGTAAAGGGGGCCAGTGGGTCCAGCCCCCTCTTTCTTTAGATTACTGCCGTTGTGATAACGCCAGAGGTGTTGGTGGCGACAAGCGTTTGACCGCCATCGCTACCGTATGTGTAGATCCAATCACCAGTAGTGATAAGAGCTTCAACTGTGTTGAAATAGCCAGAGCCAGCGATAGCAGCTTTGTTGTCTGTAGCAGACTTATAGCTGTAGATAGCTGGAGCATTGCCGCTTTTAGAAGCGCCAACTGTTGCCCAATTTGCTGTTGCGAATGCCATGTCTTATTCTCCTTATTCAGTGCAAGAAATTTTGACAATGCCTTCGCCGTCAATTGAGACGGAACCAGCAGAGAACATGGAGCTAACCAAGAACGATGTCTTTTCTGGGACATAGTTGACTTCGGTTTTCTGAGCCATCGACTCAGCATAGCCCATCGAATCTTTGTGCCAGGCAAAGCAAGTACGAGTAGAAGGCTTAGGAATACCGCCTTCGTCACGGTCGCCCATTGTCAAGATGTTGAAGCCCATGAATGTGTTGATCTCACCTTGGACAAGAGCTTTGACAGAAGCAAAGTCTTGGCTTGTGATTTCAGTTTCACCGAGCAAAGCATCTAGCTGAGAAGCGTGCATGAGCAAGTTACGGCCTTCAGAAGGTACGTTCTTCTCATTCATAGCTTTCGCAGTAGCGCGGAGCTTTTCGATGTTCATGTTTGTGCCAGCACCACCGATTGTTGTTGCAACAGTAGATGTGCCAGTGGCCGCGTTCAGAGCATCGATCATGATCTGGTCCATGCGCCGAGCAATAGACTTAGATACAACCTGTACCAATTCAGAACGCTCATCAAAGTTGATGTGGGACTGTTGGAAGATGTCTGAGTATTCTGCTGCAATGTAGTCTTCCATTGTCGCAGTTACTTGGCCGTATGTGACGTTAAGTGGAGTAACATCGGTTTGTGGTACGCGGAGCGTAGCTACACCTTTACCGATTGTTGGGAACTTAACAGTATTACCGGCAACGCCGGTGCGGGTCCGCATTGTGCCACGAAGCACAGATTCGGCTTGATACGCTTGTTTGACCTCAGAATCGAAAAGATCAACAAACGCGGTTGAGACGTTAATCGCCATTTGCAAAAACCTCCTTTTGCGTTTCAATTAAACGCTTCCGTTATCCGAGGTTCCGGGCGGTCGCTTGCGCGTTATGGCCGCGCCAACCAGTAGATTACTACATCCAACGGGCCGAGCACGGTTAGCCGTTAAGGCTAAAATACACGCAAGCGATATTTATTGCAAGTACCTAACCGTTTTGTTGCGATTGGAACCATTTTTGCTCCATCTGAGTGCGCCAAGCGGCATCACTTTGCCAACGAGGATCAGATATAGCAACCTGCAAGTCTTGCTTTGTCATGCTATCTTGCTGGATCGTAGGCTTGATCGGGATGTTTTCATTCGTGATTGCCTGGTGATACTTGAGGAAAGCATTGATAGAGTCAGCATTGTTCAATGAATATGCTATCGCTTCACGTTCTGAATTATTCAAAGGAGCCTTCATCAAGATCCGCTCAGTCATTTGAATCTTCTCAGAAGCATTAGTGCCAAGTTTTTGCATTTCAGCGCGTTGATCGTACTGCACACTTTCTTGCTCATCTTTTGATAGGGCAAGGACACGGCCAGCGAGATCCTCAAAGGCATCCTGGCTAATCCCGTTTTCTTTAGCCCACTCCTGATATACGGAGACAGTCGGATCTTCAGCGTCCAAACCCTGATCCGCAAGTGCAGATACATCATACTGCTCCGGTGCTTTATGCTTTCCGGCCTTAAACTTCTTTTCAAGCTCCGCATAACTTTTTGCCAGCTTCTCAACATCAGGACCGTCCTCATCCCAAAACTTTTCTGGATAGTAATCTGGGCGCTCTAGCGGCTCATCATCACTTGCCGCCTGTGGTTCGCCCTGTGGCTGTTCGTGAACTGCGACAGGCTCATCCTGCTGGGGAGCCTCCGGTTCTGCCACGTTAATCATTGGAGCATCAGCTTCCACTTGTTCTGCCATTGCTTCAGCCATTGTTTGACCTTTCTATTCTTTTCTCAATCATGCGAACCATCTCAGCCATGCCCGTCCTCACATAGCCGAAACTCGCATCTTCTCCTGGAAACCAAGTCGGTTGCTCAATAGTAATACTGCGCAAATGACTTAGTACACGCGCCCCCTCCGTGCTCTTAAACACTTTGCCATAGATCATATCTATATCTGCGGCCTTTGGAGCTTCACTTGTTGCCTGGGTTAAACCTTCCCAGCCATCGGGTGAACTCATTGCATCGCCTCCATTGTTGCTCCACCATCGTTAGCAGCCGGTGGCCCTTGTTCAGCCATCATTGCTTGCTGCATCTGTTGCATCTGCATTTCCTGCTCCTCTGGTGTAGAGAGCAAGTCCTGCTTGATGTTCATTCTTTCCGCGATAAACGCTGCTATCCTTGGAATGGATAATGTCATCTGACCTTGTGGGCCGAGAGCATTTGCAATCTGCATGAATTGCACAACATCGTTTACTTCTTGTAACTTCTGAGCCTGGGCCAAAGGAGCAACCGGCGTAACTTTTACCTCAACGCCGTTCACCTTGAGCGGGAGATCGATGTAGCCTTGCTGATCCAAGATAAAAAGAATCCGAGATACCAATGGAACCATTGTCTCATCAATCAATCGACCAAACGCAGAGCCAAGGTTAGTTGCCAGCTCACGGGATCTTTCAGCGATCTCAGTAGCAGAACGAGCCGACATATTGTCCGGCGGCAGCGTATCGTCCATCAAGATCTTCTTCACGTTCATGCGCAGATCATTCATTACAATCTGGCTGACATTAAAGTCACCGGCCCTTGGGAGAGGAGCCAGTGACGCACCCTGCGGTCCACCGTTTCGAGCAACGCCGATAATAGACCCAGGCTGTATCTTGATGTTTTGAGGATTGAGAACGCCATCATCTGCCGCTGTATATACGCCAGAGATAGCCAAAGATGCGTTCTTCAGAACCAGCTCAACAGTTTTGTTTAACGTCTTGATGTCAGAGATAGCAGTAACCAAAGGACCACGGCCATAGATCTCACCGGCAACCTTCATGTATCGAGCAACGATAAACGGCGAAGACTTCATTGTGCGATATACAAGCTCTTGTTGCTTGTGAGGCCAGAGCACATGATAGCAGTAAATGCCTTGCTCATAGTCGTAGATCACAGCATCCATAAGTTCGATTTCTTTGGAAGGTGAATTTGCTATTGCTTCTGCCAGCTCCGTTGTAATTTCAGCATCAGGAAACTCTTGCGGTATCGCTTCCGCCTTCATTCGCAATTTGCGATATACGTTATCGACATTGCCAAATGTGCCTTCTTCAATAGCTACAAGATACTGTGGGATTGGAGTGAAGCGAATAGGTGTAGTTTCATTACCAGGCGTCACCATCATAACGGCAGTACCAACGCAGAGATCCAGCAGGAACTCGCCCATCGCCAGATCAAAGTTAGTCTGACGCAATGTTTCAAACATACGAGTTGTATATGCGTCTAGCGCAGATTGCGCCTGTGGCTGTTGTTGCTGTGGAATGCCCGTGCCAGCTTCAAGGCGACACCATTCCTTTTGCGGTGGGAACAATCCAGCCTGGATGCGATTGGCAAAACGCTGGGTGGCGTGAATGGCTGTTGAGTCAAAGACCCTAGACATCTTACCCTTACCGGCCACGCCGCCCTCATAGTAACCTGAATACAAGTTACGCTGAGGTAAAGCGAACTCATAACAGTCCTCATAGATTGAGCGCCATTCGTCCTTACGGGCCTGAGCTTTAGCCTCACGTTCAATGATATCTTTTACATTCAGCCGAGCCATCTAATTATCCTTTTTTATTGCGCTGGGCGAAGTTACGCGCTGCCTCAACAGATCCAAACCCCCATGCCTTCAAGGCCAGAGCCTTTCTAGTAGGCCGACCCTTTTCATCTTTCATCGGACCCTTCATCCCGGCGAACCTAGCAGCGAAGCTGACACGCCGGGGATTGGTTCCCGTCTTTACTGGAGCCTTTAGATTGCCACCCTCTTTTGCCTCAAAGTGCCTGCGACCAGCTTCATTCAAGCCGCCCTTGGGGTTTTGAAACTTCTTAGCAACCATAACGGCCTCCTATCGGCCAATGCGAATGTTTGCCGTTCCGCTTGTAAATTCACCAGTCTTGAAGCCAGCACGATACAGAGCAACGCCGGACGGTTCAAAGCCATAGGTTTCGATTGGGGATGTGAATGTATCAACATCACGCGCGGTGCTATCCGCATTGGCTGGGTCAAAGCTGCGCTGAACTGTGACAGTGCCAACAAATGTCCCACTTACGGAAAAGTTAAAATCCTTTGTGGAGTAGATCCAGTCAGTGAAAGTGTCCTGAGCTGTCAGGCTTGCCTCAACGACACCAGTATCTTTTGGAAGAACAGCCATTTATTTACCCTTCTTTTTAGCTTCTTGTTTCTTTTCGACACGTTGCATTGTGCCATAAACATAGGCTTGCTTACGCTCACCCTTTAGATTTAGACGCTTTGCGCTTAGGAGCAGCCTTCGGTGCAGCTTCTTTGGCATTAGGCTTCTCCTTTTTTGCAGGAACTTTTGCCGCTTTCTTTACGTCATAGACTTTTTGGAAATCTTTAATCTTAGTCATTATTCAACACCTAACTTAGTTTTTTGCGGACCTTCTTGACGAGCGGGAGAAAACAATAACCTCATGCCACCAGTGCGGCGCAACCGCCGGCGAGACTGAGCACCCTGCATCTCTGCGCGTTCCTGAGAGGTAGCACGTTCCTCTGCCCTGGCTTGAGCAGCCTGAGCATCTTTCTCTGCTTGAGTTGGAGCCGGGCGACCACCACCAAATAATCCAGACATATTAAAACCTCACCATCATGTAATAGTCCGACCCCTCTGGGCCAAACCTTCTCATAATGCTTTCTACCTCAAAATGCAGTGCTTTGGCAAACCTAAATGCGGTATCATTTTCGACTTTTACCGAGATTTGTAGCCTTCTGACCGCATAATCACGCAAAGCGCTATCGGTTATGGCCCTAGCCCCACGCACAAGCGATATCGCGTGACGATCAAGATCCTTGCTGGGAACCATCCACATCTCAGCCAGACCCGTCCAGATAATCCTAATGCCAAAGACAGCGATCACTTTGCCCTTACCAATCGCGGCCCAGCTCCAGCCATCAGCGGAATTATCCCATATGTAATCCAGATATCCGGGAATGTGTTTCATGTATTCGATGCTATCGTCAGTAAGGCGCAATCTCGAAATATGTTCATAACGCAGCGGAACAATGTGCTCGTCCTGGCTCATTCGGAACTGAGGAAGCTGCACTATACCCATTAGAAGATCTCGAAATCAGTGCTTGCGTTGAATGTCTGACCGCCAGCAAATGTTGTGCCGTAGCTACCGCGCCGCAATCGCCGTTGCTCACCACCGCCGAGCATAAGGTATCCAAAAGCATCACCGCAGTGTGAATGCTCATTCTTCACCGGCGCATCCTTAAACCGCTCCTGCCCAGCGCCCATAGACACACGCTTAAAGAAATAGCCACCGCTAAGAGATTTCCGCAGCCGCAAACATTTCTTGTTGACGAGAAGACCAGGTTTACCGCTAACCAGTCGGTTCATAGGAGCCGCAGCGGCCTCACGCCTTACATTGAAAGCATTGCTATCGGTCGGCTGGGCCTTAAACCCAATAGACTTCAGGTGATCGAAAGCAGTAACCTCATAGATCTCATCGCGCTTGTTACCGGCTGGGTCTCCCCAGATCTGCACCTCGGCCTTGTCAAAACTTGCAGCGATCTTGCCCAGAAGCTCCTGACCAAAGCGCTCAAGCCCCATGTCAAACGTCACCAGCTCATCGAGGATCTTCCACGCACCGCCAGATGTTCGCTGCCCAAAGATAGCCGCCGGTGTCAAACCAAAGTCAACGCCGATCTGTAGCGGGTATTGCGGATCATA